CCTCGACGAGTCCCTCGGCAACGAGACCTGGCGTGCCAACAAGCGCGCGGCCGCCCAGAAGATCGCGAAGACCGACTGGGAGTGCCAGTTCTGCCACCGCCACCTGCCCCTCAACACCAAGGGTAACCACCTCCGGACATGCAAGCTCAACCCGGACCGCAAGCCGCGGATCAGCAAGGGTTCGAAGCGCCACGACCTGGTCTCGTGCGAGTACTGCAAGAAGGGCATCAGCCGCGCATCCATGGACACGCACGTCAGGAAGACATGTCGCGTCGCACAAGCCATCCGCGAGGGCCGGCTCGTCGACGCCACGCTCATGAAGGCCGGCCTCGCTCCCGAGGTCCCCGCCTTCGAGCCACCTGTCACAGTAGGCGATGGCGGACAGATCAGCTGGGTGATCACGGCCCCGACGGCGAGCACCAATCTAGTCGCTCGCATCGAAGAGGTCGACCCGACCGCCAAGCTGCAGTTCCAGCTCGACCTCATCAAGGCGGTCCTCGAGATGGCTGTCGAGGAGATCCTCACCGACCAGTTCGACGGCGAGATGACGTTCTCGATGGCCCGCCGCATCGACGCCGGTCTCATGGCCTTCGTCGACGTCTTGATCAAGGAGCTCCCGCGATGATGTGCTTCATGGGCACGGACGTCGAGCTCGTCGCCTTCCTCGTGCTCGTCCTCGCGGTGCAGTTCTACTGGGAGCTGCGCGCAGCAGGAGCACGGCCATGACCTATCCGCAGGCGGTCGACTTCGTCGGCCGCAGTCGCTGGACGGACCGGGACCACGACGGTCCTCGGGAACAGCGAGTCCTCCTCGAAGATGGACGTGTGATTTGGGTCGAGGAAGGCTCACAGCGCTGGGAGGAGGCGGCTCGTGCTACCCAACGTCGGTGAGCTGCGCGCAGCGCTGTACGTCTACACGATGGCAGCCGGTCGTAAGGACCTGAGGCCCGAGACCCTCGAGCGTCTCGAGTACCGGGTCAAGAAGGCCTGCGCGGACGTGGCCTTCCCGGTCGACAAGACTCGGCACCCCTCGAACGTCAAGCCCCAGCCGTGGGACTCCACGGATCCGACCCAAGCCGACCTCGCGCGGGCGAGCCGGTTTCTGACCGTGTTGGAGGGCGGTAAGAAGGATCCGTGAAACCCTACGACCGCATGACTGACGACGAGCTGCGTCGGCATCAGTGCACCCGCAAGGTCTTCTACCGCACTCGTGAGGAGGCGAAGCGCGCACTGCGGCTGATCAAGCAGAAGCACCCCGAGCACCGCGGCGCTGTGCGCAACAAGATCACGGTGTACTCGTGTCCCTGGGCCGTCTACGACGACGGCCCCCACTACCACATCGGCCACCGGCCGACGAAGAAGGAGCCAGAGGAGTGACGTTCTCGTCCATCTTCGTCGCCGATCCGGGCGGCACGACCGGCTTCACCTACTGGCTGGCTTCGAACCCCTCGAAGCCGGCTGGTGGGTGGCAGCTGCCGTACCTGGAGTTCGCCGACTGGGCCGTCGAGTTCATCCACTCCGCCCAGCCGGGCACGATGGTGGTGATCAGCGAGGACTTCACGATCAACCCCGAGACCCACCGCAAGCCGGGCAGTCGCTGGTCGCTCGAGCAGATCGGCGTCTTGCGCATCGCCGCACAGCAGTGCCGTCAGCAGTTCGTGCTGCAGGACGTGGGCGACGCGAAGAAGTTCTGCCCGAACCCGGTCCTGCAGCAGCTGGGGTGGTACATCCCCGGCAAGGTGCACGCGAATGACGCGCTGCGCCACCTCGTCCTCTACTTCGCTCGGATTGGCTGGTACGATGGTCAATCCTTCACCCCTAGAATCGGAGCCGCCACATGAGCATCTTCCGCAAGGACGTCGTCCGCGCTGAGCTGACGACGGACGAACGTCGCATCTTCGTGACGCTCGCCGACTGGCGAGGCGACCAGATCGCCTCCATCCCCGGCTCCACCTGGCACAAGGAGACCGATCTCTGGACCGTGCCCAAGGCGTGGACCGCCTGTCTCGCGCTGCGAGGCGTGTTCGGTGAGGCTCTGGAGATCGGCCCGAAGCTCGAGCAGTGGGGGATGCACGAGCGGAACTCCAGGGCCCAGCCCTGTCGAGAGCATCGCCTCGACCTCGACGCTCCGGGTGACCCACTGCTCCGGCCGTTCCAACGGGCCGACGTGATGTGGCTGCGAGCCGCCCGTCGTGCCATCCTCGGCAACGGGACCGGGTCCGGGAAGACGGTGTCAGCGTGTGTCGCCTTGAGAGAGCTGGGACCGCAAGCGCTCCCAGCCGTCGTCTTCTCCATGAAGAACATGGCCATCGAGTGGGAGCGGCACCTCCTCAGGTGGGGCAACCCGAACTGGCGGGTGGTGCGAGTGTCGGGTGGCGTAGCCGCCCGACGCAAGGCGCTAGCCACGCCGGCCGATGTCTACGTCATGCACTACGACGTCGCTCTCGCCCACTCACGGCTGGCACCGTTCGGCAACCTCCGCCTGAGTGAGAAGGATCGAGCTCCGAAGGAGCTCGATCGATTGGGACACCGCACAGTGATCGCCGACGAGGTGCACCTGTTGGCTGACCCCACTGCGAAGCGGACCCGTGCCTTGTGGGCCACGGCCTTCCACTCGGACGTCGACACCGTCTGGGGGCTGACCGCCACCCCGATGACCGGCGACCTCGGCTCCACGTGGTCGATGCTGCACTTCATCTCGCCAGATGAGTGGCCCGCGAAGACCAAGTTCGTGGATCGGTACGTGGACCGAGGCTTCAACGCCTGGGGCGGCATGGTGCTGGGCTCGGTCAAGCCCGAGACGGCGGGTGAGTTCTTCGCTGGCTTTGAGCCGCGTTTCCGCCGGATCCCGGAGGAGATAGCCCTGCCGCAGCTGCCGCCCGCCATCTACGAGGTGAGGCAGATCGCCATGACTACGGCACAGGAGCAGGCCTACTGCCAGGCTGAGAAGTCCATGTTCGCTGAGCTGGCGGGTGACAACCTTGTCATGACTCGGTCGACGGAGCAGTTCCTCCGGCTGCGGCAGCTTGCCAGCTCTCTGGTCACGGCCGAGAACGAGACGTACGAGGACAAGGAGACAGGCGAGACGAAGTGGCGGCAGAAGGTGGACATGGTCCTGCCGTCCAACAAGATCGAGGCGGTCTTCGAGCTGCTCGACGAGATCCCGGCTGATGAGCCGTTCGTCGTGTTCGCCGAGTACCGGAAGCTCATCAACCTGTTGGCGCTGGAGCTGGCCAAGAAGAAGGTGCCGTTCAGCCTGATCGTCGGCGGCCAGTCCGAGGAGGGTCGGCAGGATCAGATCGACCGGTTTCAGAACGGTGAGAAGCGCCTGATCATCGCCACCATCGCAGCGGGCGGAACAGGCGTCACCTTGACCAGGGCCAACACCGCCGTGTACCTGCAGCGGCACGGAAGCATGGTCCTCAACATCCAGGCAGACGGCCGCATCCGGCGCATCGGCTCCGAGCACCACCAGTTCAGCCGGTACATCGAGATTCAGTCCGCCGGCACGGTCGACGCTCGGATCCTGGAGCTGATGCACCAGAAGAAGACGCGACTCGAGGACCTGCTGCGAGACGAGGAGGCGGTGCGCTTCCTCCTCAGTGCGCCGGACACCCCGGTCGACACACAGTTGGCCATCTATGCCGATCAAGTTGAGTACTATAAGCAGAACGCCGGGATCATCGATCCGCGGGATCTGCAGGAGGCTGCGTGATGGCCATATCCACACGACAACAGACCGGCCGCGCTGAGTTGGATCGCATCGCTTCAGCGGCAGGGTATCCAGGCGACGTTCCGGGCTACCTCATCGCCGTTAAGGACATGTCGATCGGGCTGAAGGAGACTGTCGAAGCCCGTCAGTCAGGGCAGATCGACGAGTGGGGATTTGTGGCGCACGTCAAGAACTACACCGTAGCCATGAAAGGTCTCCTCCAAGGAGCGCCGTGGTGACTCACGAAATCATTGACCCGCGAGATTTACAGGAGGCTGCGTAATGGAAGAGGTCTGGGATTTGGACGAGATCCTCGCTCGAGGAGTAAACGCCAAGCTGGCTGCGCCGGCCTCGGAGGCGGAGCCGTTGCTGCAGTATCACGTGGTGGCGCATGAGCTCGAAGCCGGTGGGTACCTGGCAGTCATCTACGAGAATGGATCCCTAGTCCGAGTGCAGCGAATCGACCAAGCGTGGCTCACGCCGTGTGTTGGCGTCTCCTGTCCTGATCCAGTCGACGTCGTCGTCGAGTGACCCTCGACCCCGACGTCAGGTACGTCACCAACTCCGAGACCTGGACGTGGAAGCGCTGCCGCCGGCGCTGGTACATCCAGTACTTCCGCAAGCTGGAGCCGATCCGACAGCCGTTCACCGGGCCGATGAAGACCGGCACTCGGGTGCACAAGGCGCTTGAGCTCGAGTACAGCCCGAACTCCACCGTCACGCTGCTCGAGGCCTACGAGCAGGTCGTAGCGGAGGAGAAGGCGCGGCTCGAGAACGAGGGGTCGCTCGTCCTCGAAGCTGACGTCAAGGCCTACGAGAAGGACGTCGACCTCGGTCGTGCCATGATCGAGGGCTTCGAAGAGTGGCGGGCTGAGACCGGCGTGGACGCCGGTCTACAGGTCACCGACGTCGAGCAGAAGGTGGACGTGGCGTCCGGGATCCCCGGCGTCCGGCTTCTCGGCAAGATGGACGTGCGCGGCTTTCGCAAGATCGACGGCGCCCGGTACTTCATCGACCACAAGGGCGTGCAGTCCATCGTCAACTACGACGGTGATCGGGTCGTGCAGTTCCTCCACTACCACCTCCTCGAGCTGCTGTACCTGATGGAGCAGCACCCCGGCATGCCGCTGTCAGAGCTCCCGGTCTGCAAGGGCACCGCCGTCAATCTCGTCCGTCGAGTGAAGCGCACGGCCAGCGCCAAGCCGCCGTTCTACGACCGGGTCTGGGTGTACCACTCGCTCGACGAGCTGCGCACCTACTGGGACCAGCTGCACGGCATGATCAACGACATCCTTCGAGCAGAGCAGCTGCTCGAAGAAGGTGCGAGCCACAACTTGGTCGCCTACCCCACCCCCGATTACAGCTGTGAGTGGCAGTGTCCGTTCTTCGATGTCTGTGGTCTGATGAACGACCCGGCGTCCGACTCGGAAGGCTACATCTCTCGGTATCTGAGAGAGTACAATCCGGTTGAACGCTACGCCACAGACCCGGAGGACGAAGAACAGGATGCCTGAAGACCGATCACTTGGCCTCCTCCTGCACGGAGGCTCGAAGGTCGGCAAGACGCGACTCGCTGCGAGTGCGCCGAAGCCGGTCCTCATCCTCGACGCCGAAGGCGGGAGCCGGTTCCTCAAGAACCCACTGCCCGGCCAGCAGCCGTTGCGGATGATCGAGTGGCAGATCGACAAGTACGCCCCGCCCGCCTACGACGGGAGTTGGGACGTCTGCGTCGTGTTCGTCCGGAACTACGCCACCATGCAGGCGGTCTACGCGTGGCTCGACTCGGGCAAGCACGACTTCGCTTCGGTGGTGATCGACTCCCTGTCCGAGGTCCAGCAGCGGTGCATCGACGGGCTCGTCGGCGTCAACCCGATGAAGACGCAGGACTGGGGCACGCTGCTGCGTGAGCTCTCCGGTCTCGTGCGCAAGTTCCGAGACCTCACGTTCCACCTCATCAAGCCGCTGCAGTGTGTGGTGCTCGTCGCCATGTCGCGGCAGGTCGACGGCAAGTGGATCCCCTACGCACAGGGCCAGCTGGCGACGACGCTGCCGTACTACATGGACGTCATCGCCTACCTGCAGGTCATGCAGCTGGACGATGGCTCCGGGAGCGGTGTCACCCAGTCACACCGCGTGCTGATGCTGTCGCCTGAACCCCAGTACGAGGCAGGTGACCGCACGTGTACCTTGCCGCAGTACCTCGTCGACCCCGACGTGGTCACGATGATCAACCTCGTGCATCCAGTCCATCAACCAGAAGGAGCCGTCAGTGGCTGAAGTCAGCTGGGCAGATCTCGCCGGTCAGGCGGAGGACGCCCTCACCCCGATCCCATCAGGCGAGTACGACGCCGTCGTCACGAAGGCCGAGATCAAGTTCGCCTCGACGGGCAAGAAGATGTTCTCCATCTCGGCGAAGGTCACAACAGGGCCGCACGTCAACCGCATGTTCTGGAACAACTTCACGGTGACGCCGGACAACCCCAACGCCATGCTGGTGTTCTTCCGGCAGATGAGCGTGTTCGGTCTGCCGATCGAGTTCTTCAAGTCGCTGCCCGCGGACGGCTCCGGCGACCACGCCATCCCGCAGGCCCTGATGGGCAAGCCGTTCCGCGCTCGCCTCAGCATCCGGTCCTGGCAGGGCATCGACTCCAACCAGCTCGACGCTGTGATGCCGCCGACCGCCGGCGTCGTGGCCGCTCCGCAGCCGGCCGTCGGGCCTCAGCCGGTGGTCGCGCAGCCTCAGGCGCAGCCAGTCACCGTCCCGCAGGCTGTGCCTGTTCCAGGCGTGCCGCAAGACGCCGCGCCTCCGCAGCCGGTCCAGGCCGGTCCCACCGTCGAAGAGCTGCAAGCGCAGCTCGCCGCCCTCCAGGCGGCCGCTCCGCAGCCGGCTCTGGTTGTCACGCCCGCGCCGGAGCCGGTTGCGACCACTGACTGGGCTGCACAAGCTCAGACGGTGTCGCCGACCGCCGAGCCCCAGCCGACGGCCGACCAGAACCTCAACTCCACCACCCCTGCTCGGCCCTTCTGACATGATCGGTGAGAACTGGCTGACGCTGACCCGCGAGCGCCAGACCCAGATCGGCACGCTCCCGCTCCACTCGGAGCGGGAGCGGGTCGACTACGTCAAGGACATGATGCTCGCCGCCCACGTCGAGCTCGCCGAGGCCCTGCAGTGTGTGGACTGGAAGCCGTGGCGCTCGGACCGCACGACGTCTCGGCCGGCCTTCGTCGAGGAGATGGTCGACGTGCTCCACTTCTGCGCCAACTTGCTCGTGGCCTTTGACGTCACCGACCATGAGCTGCGTGAGGCGTACGCAGCGAAGAGCCGTGTGAACAAGCAACGTCTACTCGATACAAGGTAAGATCGACGTCATGATCACGATCAACCAGATCTGGAGGTACCTCCGCGGGCGCGCCCTCACGGCTGCTGCGCTCTCCGAGCTCCTCAACCGGGACCCCGACGACGTCAACCAGGCTCTCGAGACCCTCAAGGCAGCGAGGATCGTCAAGGAGACGAAGGGGACGTGGTCGCTGGTCGACGACGAGGCCCGACCCACTGACCTGCGCGACAAGCTCGTGCTCAGCACGGTCGTCAAGGCCAAGTCCGTGACCCGCGAGGACCTCACGCCTCAGATCCCCGGGTCGACGTCCGCGCAGGTCTACACCAGCCTCCGTCGGCTCACGCTGACCGGGCTGGTGTCGAAGGTCAAGAACGGGTCTCGCACGCCCGTCTACCAGCCCGCCTAAGCAGCGTCACCGGGCTCGCTGCCCGTAGACGCAGACGGCGTCCGGACCTCAGGCCAGCCCCCCGGCCTGAGGTCCGGTCCCATCATCATCATCATCATCGCCGGAGCGGTGAGTTGTCGGGCCCTCCCGCTCCGGCGGTGACCACTCGTATCGCCGGGGGATGACGCTCGGGGCCGACCAGCTTAGGCCTTAGGGCAAGCCCCCGGCGGTGCGGTTGTCTCTATCGTTGCAACTATGATAGAGTACTTTCGATGACCGCCACCATCGAACAGCTCCGGACCAAGGCCGGCATGTCCATCAAGGACCTGGCCGTCTCAGCAGGCTTGACGTACAACGAGGCGTACGCCGCCGAGAAGTACGAGGGCGTCGAGATCAAGCGCAACCGCGCCAAGCACGAGCGGAACCAGCAGCTGCTGCGTGAGCACCTCACCCTCCATCTGGACGGGCAGGAGCGTGAGCAGCTGGCCCGCCGGCTCAAGCACTCCAAGCTCTCGGACGACGAGAATCTCGACGACCTTCGTGAGCGGGCACAGGCCGACTTCGTCCGTCGCATGACCTTCGCACCCGTCGGGTGGAGCAAGGAGGCCGAGTGGGAGGGCTACAAGTCCGGCGACCGGATCCAGATCTCAGGCGTCGACACGGTCTTCATCTTCCTGTGCCACACCATCACCGCCAACGACCACCACTGGGTGGACTGCTACGGTGGCGACGAGTTCCGCTCCTTTCGAGTCGAGCGGGTCGTCCGCTAAAGTTTCGAAAGATTCTTCACTGTTGATGTACATCTCTCCTCCCGCTGTGGTAGGATGACCTCATCCGCTCAGCACTGAGAGGACACCGCCACATCAAGGAGATGCCGCCATGCCCACAGAGGCTGCCCACCGCGTGCCGTTCACCAAGTTCGTCACGCCCGTCGCAGAGCAGTACGAGAAGGACCCGATGGGGGCACTCGCCTCCGCGGGGCTGGACTACGAGGTGGTCAAGCGCCCCCTCTACTTCGCCTCGACTGTCCCGTCCAAGAAGTCCAAGCCCATCAAGATCCCGGACCGGTACGCCACCGTCAAGATGTTCGACGGTGACGAGGCGTACATCGCCAACGTCGGCCCGCGCTACGAGGAGATCCAGAACCGCGATGCCTTCGGCGTGTCGCAGGCCCTCGTCGACGTCGGCTTCCTCGTTCACTCGGTCGGGGAGTCGAAGGACAGCAAGCGGGTATTCATGAACCTCCGGGCCCCGGACGGGTTCGAGGTCCTCGACGGAGAGGACCACCACGAGCTGTTCGTGATGGTCCGTACGTCGCACGACGGCACCCTCACCCTGCAGGGGCTGATCACGCCGGTCCGCATCTTCTGCCAGAATCAGATGCGCCTGATCGAGTCGACCGCCGTTGACCGGTGGCGGTTCCGCCACCTCGCCGGCGCCGAGCTCGCGTTCGAGGCCGAGACGATGGCCAAGCTGTGCGTGGACTACGTCAGCTCCTACCAGGACGTCGCCGCCAAGCTGGCGGCCATCGACCTGGAGCTGGACGCCACCAAGAAGATCCTCGAGAAGGCCATGCCGAAGCGGACCGAGTGGCACGAGGGCATCCTGAACGCCCTCGAGAACAGCCCGACCGTCGAGGACGCACACCGCCGCACAGGCTGGGGGCTGGTCAACGCCACCACCGAGTACCTCGAGTGGCTGCGTGAGGTCAAGACCGACGAGGCTCGATTCTCCGCCACTGTCGACGGCGCTGCACTTCGGGCGACGCGGAAGGTGCTTCGTCAGCTGACCCGCTAACGAAGTTCGTAGTAGAGTGGAGGTGTGCCCTACTCCACCCGACAATACGAGTTCGACGAGGTCAACCCGGCGCTTCAGCAGCTCAAGCGTGAGCTGCTGGCGCCGGGCGTCGCTCGTGTCAGCCTAACCGGTCTTGTCAACCCCGCCTCCCATCGACTGAGCTGGCACCTCAAGACTGTCGTCGCCCAACCGGACCCGCCACAGGAAGAAGACTGATGTCTGTACCCGTCCTCATCACCATCACAGTGGTGCTGGCAGTCATGGCGATCGCTCTCGGGCTGCTCGCCGCCTACTTCGACGACAGCCGGTCGTTCTTGCCGGTCGTTGGCGCGGTCATCGCCGGCATTGCTGCCATCGTGTTCGTGTTCGTCGACTTCTCCACGTACAACGAGCACAAGAAGACCGACCGCGGCCGAGGTGACGCGCCTCGAGTTTCCAAGCACCTGATCGACGGTCGCACCGCCGACGGCATCACCGAGTTCCCGGACGGCTGGGGCAACGTCGCCACCAAGTGCGTGTGGACCGGGTGGCGTGCCTTCGAGTCGACGAAGGCGAACGGCGCCAGCTCCCTCGTCCTCGTTCCTGACGCCGAGTGCGACTTCGTAGCGACGGGTCCACGATGAGGATCATCATCGACGACGTCGCGTCGACCTACACGCACCGCCTCGACAGTCACCGCAGCAGCTGGGCCCGGATGGTCCGCTGTGCCGTGGCTGACATGAAGCCGGAAGCCGAGGTCGAGCTCCTGTTCGACGGCGACTGGGACGGCAAGTTCGACCAGTGGGTGATCGTCTACCCGATGGAGTTCACGGGTAAAGGCATCAACATGCAGGGCGGCCCGAACCCGAAGGTGCTGGACCGGCTCGGCCGCCTCATCGACACGGACGACGCCTACAGCCGGGTCGTCTCCCTCGAACGGCCGCTGCCGGACTACAACGAGCTGGTCGTCAAGCCGCGGTTCCATCAGGACCTCACCGAGTTCACCGAGCTGACTGGGTTGGTCCGTGAGGTGAGCCTTGAGTCGGTCGTTCGAGCTGCCGCTGCTGAGGGTGGCGCGAAGCCGTCCGTGGTGCTCGGTGACAGCCACGCTGCCAGCCACTACGTCCGTCATTCGCTGATCCTGCGGCACGACGCCCTCACCTTGTACGGCGCCCTCGAACGACGGCTCGAGAAGATGCTGCCGGCGTGGTCGCTCGACCCGGATCAGTGCTCGGGCGTCAAGCTGGTGTTCGGCAACATCGACGTACGGCACCATCTCTGCCGACAGGACGATCCGAAGGCGGCGCTGAAGTCGTTGCTCGACGCCTACCACGCGCAGGTCGACGATCTCGCCCGGTCCAGCGGCCAGGAGCTGACGATCGTGACGCCGCTACCGATCGAGTTCGAGGCCCGACGCCTGCCGAAGACTGGCTGGTACAAGGGCGCCCCGTTCTACGGCAGCCGAGAGGACCGGCTCGACCTCGTTCGAGACTGGTGGGAGTGGGCGAGCACCGAGTGCTACTACCCGACCTGGCACTGGCCGCTGTCGTGGTACCGGATGGACGGCGAGGAGTACGCCAAGTACCGGATGGAGAAGCCGAACTCTGTCCACCTCTCTCCGCGCTGGCACCTCTGGGACTACGAGACGAACGAGCCCAACGCCCGACTCATCGACGAGGTCTGGGGTGCCTGAGCTCGTCGCCACCGACGTTTACCCCGAGCTGCTGCGGTACGTCGGCATGGCAGCCCGGCTGCAGGACGCCAACATCTCGTCGTCCACTGGCAGAGACGTCACGATCCCCCTCGTCGATGACGCGCTGTGCCAGTGGGTGACGATCTACGACGTCATCGAGCGCCGCTACGCCGGGTTCTCGAACGCCCTCCAGCAGGTGTGGTTTGGGACCATGAACCCGAAGCGGTGGCAGCGGCTGGCCGAGTTCAACTTCACCCAGCAGGAGCTGTCTGCCACCGCGTGGTTGTACGTCTTCATGCTCCACCGGGTGACTGGCTCTGGTGCCTCGTTCGCCTCCGACCACGGGTTCCGCAACTCCATCGTGGCAGACGCCGTGCGGCAGTACCTCAACGGCCACTCGATGCCTGACTACGTCCTCCATGAGATGGAGAAGGGCCGACCCGTCTTCACGTCGATCGGCAACCAGATCCCGGCGTTTCCGAAGCCGGCTGACACGCCGTACGCCCGTGGCAGTGAGCTCTACCTCCATCGCATCATGCCAGAGCTGCTCTGGGACCTGTACTACTGGCTCGTTGAGGAGACTGCTCACAAGGGTCAGATCAGCATCAAGCCGGTGATGGACTGGCTCGGAGCCTACCACCAGTCACGTGGGTGGAGCCGGTTTCACTTCGTGCACACCGCCTTCGCCATGGACTTGGCTGAGTACATGCCGCAGTACGTCGACCCGATGAGTCACTGCTACTTCGGAGCCAACGCCGAGAAGTGCGCTGCACTGCTGTTCGAGAAGCCTCGGGGCCTGAGCAAGGACTTCTTTCATGACGCTGTGATGGAGCGATTCCAGTCTGACGTGTGGGCCATCCGGCCCGAGACGCCTGGCTTTCCCATGTCCCTTGAGGACGTGCTGTGTGACGGCATTCGCTGGATCCGCAACTACATCCCGAAGGGCTACGACCACCTGCATCCAGATCAGATCGAGTCCTCGGCGCCGGACCTACTCGGCCGCCACCCGTCCTACTATCGACACCTCGAACTGTGGGGAGAGAAGCGTGTTCACCCGACCGCCTAACGGCGACAACAGCCTGCTCGAGCACGTCACGTGGTGGGACTTCGTCGGCCAGCACCGCAACGGGCCGGAGCTGACGCCGCTGCGTGACTCCATGCTCAACTACGTCTGGCAGCTGGGGTTCAAGAGCCGGTTCGCCGAACCTGTCGTCCTCCAGGAGGACGGCGTCAACGTGGTCGACGAGTCGAAGCTGGGCGTCGGCTCCAAGGCCCGGTTCGGTGAGCTCCTTATCAGCCAGGTGGAGGAAGAGGAGCTCGTCTATGTCCAGCCTCGGCACGGCTGGGCTGGCATCAGTCTGTTGGCGCTCGCTCAGATGTACGGCAAGAAGCTCACGCTGTTCATGCCCGCCTCCGGCAAGTCGTCTGACACGCAGCGGCTAGTCATTGAGCTCGGTGCCGAGCCTCGGTTCATCCGGATCGCGGCGATGCCGGTCCTCAACAAGTACGCCCAGGAGTACGCCGTCAAGAAGGGGGCGTTCTTCATCCCGTTGGGTCTGCGACACCCGCTTGTCACTGCGAATGCCGTCGCCCAGATCTACGAGTTCATGCGGGAGTACCCGCCGGGTGAGATGTGGTGTGCCACCTCCACCGGGGTATTGAGCCGATCGCTTCAGATCGCCTTGATGCCGAACACCTGGATGGTCCATTCGGTGGCAGTGGCCCGCAACCTTCACGCCGGAGAGCTGGGTCGCAGCACCTTCACCTCCTACGACCGGGCGTTCGATCAGCCCGCGCGGAAGCTGCCGCGCACGTTCCAGTCCGCCCACAACTACGACGCCAAGGCGTTCGAGATTGCAGTCAAGCACCAGTCCATGAACCGGCCGACCTGGTTCTGGAACGTGGCCGGCAACGTGCCGAAACCCATGCTCCAGCCTGAGGACGTGAACTCAGCTCGCGAGTGGGGCGACCTGCGTGACTTCTTCGCCGCCTGAAGTCACCGCGTTCTACACCTATCTGGAGCAGCCGAACAAGTACGCTTGGCGGTTCTTCATGGGTCGGCTGATGATCGGTGGCTGGGTTCTTTCACCTCAACAGCACGAGGTCATGGAGAAGTGGGCAGCGGATGTGGGTCTCAGCCTTACCCGCGAGGCTAGGATGCCATCCCCAGACGCCGCCGCCCAGGAGGAAGCGTGACCGACGCCATCATCGACCAGCGTACGGCCACCTCGCCGTACTTGCTCGCCGCACTGGACTACGCGGCTCGAGGCTGGTCGGTCGTGCAGGGCGCCAACGTCAAGGAGAAGCGCCCGCTGCGAGGAGGCGACGCCTGGGCCGGGTCGACCGACCCTGACGTGCTGCTCGGGTGGTGGACCGAGAAGCCCTCCGGCCTGGTCGGCGTCTCACTCGGCCCATCCAACTTACTTGTGCTGGACATCGACATGCACGAGGACGAGAACGGCGACGTCATCGACGGCTTCGCCTCGTTCGAACGGCTGCTCGAGGTGCTGCGGATCGACTGGTACGACCTCGTCTCGCAGACGCTGGTCAGTCGGACCGGCGGTGGCGGCATGCACTTCTTCTTTCAGGCGCCAGACATCGAGAAGGAGCACCTCCGCCGGATCATCAAGTGGCATCCCGGCGTGGACATCCTCTGCGGCCGGTCGTATGCGGTGCTCAGTCCGTCGATCCACCCGGAGACCGGACGCCAGTACATCTGGGAGCCGAAGGGTCGGACGCCTGAGCAGGGACCCGGGCCGCTGCCGCCCAAGCTCCTCGAGCGGGTGGTCTCAGCGCTCATCAGTCGCGAACGTCACGAGGACGGCACCTCCGCGTCATACGCCACGGATGCAGCTGAGCTCTTCCGTAGGGGCTCTGCCTCAGGGTCGCGCAACAACGACCTCGTCCGCATCGTGGGATGGCTGAGGCGCCGCCTCGCTCCGGGCCCGGATCTGCACGAGCGAATCCGCCAGCAGGTCGAGATCTGGCGAGACCGCTGCACACCGCCCTACCGCGGGTCGGTCGAGGACCTCGAGTTCGAGAAGTCCTTTGCTAGCGCACTGAGCCTGCCGCACGTCGACGTGGTGCTGCCGGAGTGGGGACGACCGACTGCCATCCAGCACGACGGTGTCACCGAGATCGGCGAGATGTCAGCCGAGGCGCTGGCACGGTGGGCCTACCCCCACCTGGCCCCACACCTCCGGTACTCCCGCGAGGAGGGCATGATCTACCGGTGGCGGGACGCCTACTGGCAGGCCGGCGGCCCTCGACACGAGGACGTGCCTCGGCTGCTGGACGAGCTCGGGTTCTGCGGCACCATGCGTCGGTCCGTCGAGACCACCACCATGCGGATCGCCGGCGAGGCCACCACCGAGCGGGAGCAGACCAACGCTGCTCGGATCGGCAAGGAGTGGGAGAACTGGCGCCGCCGTCAGGTGGAGTCGAAGGCTCTCATCTCGACGGCGCTGCGGGTGGCCTCCTCGGACGAGCTCGGCGTGGGTCGACAGACCTGGGACTCCATCCCACACCTCCTCCACTGTGTCAACGGCGCGGTGGACCTGGAGACCGGTGTCCTGCATCCGCACGACTCGGCGCGGATGAACTGGTCGCTGGCCCGGGCGGTGTTCGACCCCACCCTGCAGGGCCGAGACCCGGTGTCGGAGCTCGGGCTCCAGACCCTCGGCCCCGCGTGGCACAAGATGCTAGGCCTCGTCACCCAGGACGAGGACCTCCAACGGTACCTGCAGCTGGCCTTTGGCGTCAGCTGCTTCGGCGACAACCGCGCCAAGGCGATGTTCATCCTGCACGGCATCGCCAACAACGGCAAGACCACACTGCTGAACGCAGTGATGGCGTCGTTAGGCGTCAACGACCGGACCTACCCCCTCTCCGGCGCTGGCGCCTACGCCGCCTCAGTCGACAAGCACGTGCTCTGCGAGGCCCGCGGCAACAACGAGCAGCACCCCGCTGGCCTGGCCTCAGCGCTGCTCCGTCGCATGATCACCATGAGCCAGGAGTACACCCCGCAGGACCGGCTTCGCCTCGAGATCGTGAAGGCCATCACCGGCAACGAGGTGATCGCCGCGCGGTTCATGCGGCAGGACTTCTTCGAGCTCCAGGCCCGGTGCACGCCGTGGATGGCGACCAACGAGGAGGTCCAGCTCGGTGCCTTCGACGAGTCCATCCGCACCCGCATCAAGCCGATCGAGCTAGAGGGTGAGATCCCGCCGGACGCGCGACGTCCCATCTCCCAGGTGCTGACTGAACTGTCGACCCCGGATGAGCGGACCGGGCTGCTGACCTGGCTGGTCCTTGGAGCTCGAGCAGTGGTGGACGGACAGCCGGCACTCGACCGCCTGGAGCCGGCCAAGATCGGCGAGAGCCTGAGCAACATGGTGTTCGACCAGGACTCGGTGCTGGCGTGGATTGACGCGCGCTGTGTACCGGTCGCCACGGGTGAGCGACCCGATCTGTTGAGTGCCTTCGCCCTCCGCGAGATCAAAGGCTCCACAGTGGGAGTGCTGTTCCACGACTACACGATGTGGACGCAGGCGAAGGGCATCGTGCCGGTCACCCAGGTGGGGTTCACTCGACGCGTGCAGTCCAGCCTGCGGATCAACTCCAGCATGAAGATCCGAGACACGGTGGACGGCGAGCGGGTCCGGATGTTGCCATTGGTCCTGAAGTGATGTTACCGTTTGTTGACTATGAAACAACTTCGAATCATCCTCGCTGTCCTCACGTTCGGAGTCCTCGCGTCCGGTTGCACGTTCAACCAAATGAATCGGTACTTCGAGTGGCTGCCCGTGCTCGGTCAAGAGAAGGCCGATCAGGTTGTCGCGCAGTACAACGCTGAGGAAGCGGAGGACACAGCCGGTCGCCCGTGCGCCGACGCCTACCCCTACTTCCGAGACGCGGGCTTCGACCGCAGTCAGTGGGGTGTCATGTCGGCGCTCTGCTGGCGAGAGTCGATGGACACGCTGACCGCCGTCTCACCGACGCACGACTTCTGTTGGTGGCAGATCAACCGGTCCGCCCATCAGAAGCGACTCCTGGAGCTGGGGATCATCCAGAACTCCATGTACGACCTGCTCTACGAACCCCAGGCCTGCGCCAACGCCGCCTTCGACGTGTGGAGTCGAGCCGGATACGGTGCCTGGGCGACCTACCACAGGTAGGATCCGGCCGTGCCTGAGGAACGAAAGCCCTGTGGCTGCGGCGGCGCACCGCCTCAGGACTACATGACGTTGAAGCCAGCCCCTCCGTCGGAGCCACGACCAGCTCGGGTGTACCCAGAGCCAGCCGTGCCTCAGACGCTCTCTGACCTTCAGATGGGGAAGCCCTCACCTTAGGGTGGAACCGTGGAACCACGCGGCTCAGGAGTCAGTGGCGCGGAGGTGGCCTCAGTCCTCGTCGGTCTCAGTGTCCACGTCTGAGTTGTCCGTGACGACCTCGTCCCGGTACTTGTCGCCCCACCGCTGGTAGACGTCCACGCCCACCGTCAGCGGCACTGCCCAGTTCTCGGTGTCCGGCATCACTGTCTCTAGCGTGTGGATCACGTCCGGGACGTCCTCATCCGGTACGTCTAGGACCAGCTCGTCGTGGATCGTCAGCATCATGTAGTCCTGGAGGCCGGCCTTGGCGACTCGAACCGTGGCCTGCTTCATGACGTCAGCCGCAGCGCCCTGGATTAGGTAGTTGACCAGCACGTACTCCTTGCCGGCCTCACCCATCTGCAGTCGGCCGAGCGGGGTGCGCACGAACGGGCTGCCGTAGTTCTGGGTGCGCTGTCGTCCGGTGGCGATGACTGAGCCGATGAAGCTGGGCACACCAGGGTAGAGCTCGTCGTACCGGTTGTAGACGTGCTGCGCCTGCTCCAGCGGGATGCCGGCGGTGAGAGCGAACTTCGCCACGCCCGCCCCGTAGATCTTCGAGAAGCTGGTGTTCTTGACTGGCACGTACCGCGGGTCGCCCTTGGCGAAGCTCGGGTCCTGGTAGATCATCTGCCCGGTGGCGACGTGGATGTTGCCGCTGGCGATCGCCGCGATCATGTTCGGGTCGTGGCAGAAGTGGGCGAGCAGCCGGATCTCGATCTGGTCGAAGTCCGCCATGATCAGTCTCCGACCGGGTCGCGCGACGAAGGCGTCTCGTACCTCAGGTCCTCGGATCAGGTTCTGGAGAGAAGGACGGGACACTGACTGGCGTCCCGTCCTGGCCTGCAGCGTGTTGAGGCTGGCGTGGAGGATGCCGTCCTGTGCCAGCAGCAAGAAGTTCTTCAGGTAGGTGTTGACGATCTTGCGCTTGCGGCGTACGAGCAGGGCGCCTTGAGCGCCGAGCCGAACCTTCTCGCTGACGCCGCTCGCCATCAGGTAGCTAAGCACCGCCTTGTCCATCTTCCAGTCGCCGTTCTTCGTGCGCTCGGTGAGCTCCTGGCCTTGGCCGAGCAGCCAGCCAGCCAGCTGCTTGTTGGAGCCGACGTTCGACAGGTCGAGGTTGTCCTTAAGCCACGCCTGGATCTCGTTGGCCTCTGCCTTCAACTGTGCTGACTTGGCGTGGCAGTACTCCTCGTCGATCATCACGCCGTTCCGCTCCATGCGGTACGACACCGGCTTGACCGCCCGTTCGAGATCGTAGACGTCGAGGAGGTCCTGCTCCTTCAGTTGTGGCATGAACTCCTCAGCGAGGCAGGCAGCTAAGACCGTGTCGAGGGCGCCATAGGCCCAGTACTCGGGGAGGTGGATGGGCACGGTCCCCCAGTCCCACCCGTTCCGGGCCTTGACCTCCTTCAAGAGCTTGTCACCGGCCGCCGCCTTGCTGTCGATGTGGCGGGTGGCCAGCTGCTTCAGTCCGGCGGCTCCGACGGAGTTGATGAGACGTCCCATGGATACGGTGTCATGTACTCGGTCCCATGGAAGCTCGTATCCGGAGTCGACCTCGAGGTTGTGGGCGTCGAACCCGATGTTCGAGCCGACAATGGGCCCTTGCCATCGTGTAAGCGCTTCAACCACCGCACCAGACCAGCGCCGCCACTCGAACGCCCATCCGGCGTGCTGATCACCCAGCTGGCCCAAACGGAGTGTGTCTCGCCACCAGTCGAGGCCAGAGGTCTCGACGTCGAATCCGAGCCAGTCATGATGTCTCCCCATCCACTCGTGAAAGTCGGCGATGTCGTCCATCGTCTCGACGAGACGAAGCGGGACGTCTGGGTTGATCACTGCAGCCGCAGGACTGCGATGAGGCACTGTTTCATCAGCGTGACGCCCTGCTCAATGGCGGTGTAAACCTCGTCAGGGTAGCCCTCGGGCGCTGGACCACAGACCACGCGCTCCACGCCTGAGTTGCAGATCAGCTTCGCGCAGTCGAGGCACGGCACGCGCGTCGTGTAGAGGGTCCCGCTCTCTCGGTGGCGTCGGTCGCTGGTCAGCAGTGCGTTGGCCTCAGCGTGGATGGCCACGCAGCCGTCGTAGGAGGCCGGCACGGCGCCGTCCAGGGCCCGCGGGCAGAATGAGTCGCACATCATGGCGTCAGGCAGCCCATGGTCGCCCGTGCCGATGTACCGACTAGGATCCCAGTCAGCGGCTGGGCCGTTGTAGCCTGTAGCCACGACCCGGTTCTGCTTGTCGACGATCACACAGCCCACCTGGCTGCGGACACACCGGCTGCGCTTCGCCACCTCTTGGGCGACGGCCAGCCAGCTCTCGTCGATGGTGGCTCGGCGGCGCTCAGCCATGGAGCGCCTTGCAGGCGATGCGGGCTCCGTCCGTGGAGAGCGTGGCGTCGTTGCCGTGCCAGATCTGCTCGCAGACCCACTGCTGATGGGCCCGCACCGTGACGCCGAGCGGCTGCAGCTGCGACACGTCGTGTGCGATCTCGGCGTGCTGCACCTTCATGATCCCGGACATGTCGGTCATGTAGGCGTGCAGCGAGTTGGCGTGGTGGTAGTAGTCACCGACATCGACCTGGAGGAGCTCAGCGACGTTGAGCTGGAGGAAGCAGAACTGGAAGATGTCGTACGGCGTCCCCAGCCACACGTCGTTAGAGCGCATGGTGGTGTGGAGCTCGAGGCACCCATCGCGGATCAAGAACTGGAGGCTGAGGGTGCACGGGTAGTCGTGCAGGTTCTGCCGTCCCGACAGGTCCTTCTCCTTCTCCCAGATCTGGATGACCGCCTGCCGTGACTCGGGGTCGGCGGTGAGCCGCTCCAGCACGTTCGTCACCTGAGCTCGGATCCGCGGACCGTAGGCGCCGTGCATGATGCCGTCGTCTAGGAACGCCTTCATTTGCGGGAACCAGTCGCAGAACTGCGGCACGTCACTGAAGCCGCCGAGCAGCTGGATCGCTTCGGCGTACGCGAACTTCATGCTGAAGCCGCGGCTGATTCCGGTGGCGATGCACGCCGTGGGATCAGTGAGGTGGATGGTGGTGGAGGGCAGCTCCAGCGTCTGCTTCCCTCGCGGAGCGACGTGGCGTCCTCTCATCACCACGTGTCCGAGGATCTTCTGGTACCCAGCCCTCATGTCGTCGATGTGGATCAGCAAGCTGCGAGCTCCTTCGGTGTGGCGTCGTCCCCGGTGAGCGCCGCGCGCCCGAGCAGCTCGCCATACTGGCGACCGCGCATCGAGTGGAACCGCTTCACCCACTGAGGATGAGGAACTGTAGCGTGGTCGAGGCCATGCTCAGCCAAGATGCTGGAAGCCTCGATGCCCAGTGCCACGAGGTTCGGGTACTCTAGGACGTGGACCAGGTGCTCGAGGTCCGGATCCTCACCTGCGTTCACCAGGCCGTAACAGTAGGTCTCGCCGAACCGGTCCAGTGCTTGCATCAGGAAGGCACCCGACGACCAGCCGTACGGCGCGAAGGCACCAGGCAGCCCGCGGCGCTGTGCCAGCGAGGAGCGCTCGTGTCCCACGAAGAGGTGCCGCACGTGTCGACCGCCGACATACGAGTCGTGCGACGCCAGGACCGACGACTCCAGATCTCGATGCTCAGCCGCCTCCATCAGCAGCGAACCGTAGGCGGAGCGCCGCAGCGGGTTGAGCGACACGGCCCGCTGTCCCCGCTGCTGAAAGTGAGCGATGTAGTCGAGGTAGATCTGCTTGACCTGGTCGACGTCGATCAGCTCGTCGCCTTCTGACCGGATCCGGTTGTAGATCACCGTCATGGGCGTGTCCACCCAGATCAGCACGGCGCCTCGAGACCGGAGGTACAGGTCGATCCAGTCCTCCACGTAGTTCGGCATCCGGCTCTCGCCACGCAGCAGCGGGCCATAGATTTGCTCACCGATGTGGAGCCGGTCGCAGACGACGTGGTCGTACTCCTGCAGGGCGCAGTCGACCCGACGGACGTACTCGTCTAGTGGGTGGCGTTGGATGGGACCTGAGTGCAGGACCTCCACCTCACCTTCGAGGTGCGCTTGTAGCTCCTTGACGAGCGTGGTCTTGCCGGCTTTGTCAGGTCCCTCGACTACGAACAGCATATTCGTAGATCATATCATCCGATCCGAATGCCCCAGAATCCGATGAGAGCACTGGGACCACCAGTTGCCACACCCGCAGCAGTGCTAATGAAGTCAGCCAGTGTCACAACGCCAGAGCCGGTGACAGGCGCAGATCCCTGTGCCGCAGCCGTCACAGGAGCCAACGTCACGGCTACTGTGCCAGTGACGGACGTGGTGGATGAGCCAGTCGCGTTAGCGGTGAAGGCAGCGAGTGTCGTGGCGGCCACGGCCTGGATCAGCAGCGCTCCTGTGGCTGCGACTGTGACAGTCGCGAGCGTCGAGGCGCCTGTTCCGACGATCGACTCAGTGCCAACAGCGCTGGAGGTGAACGAACCCAGTGTACTTGCGGCAGTACCAGTGATCGTCTCACTGCCAGTTGCGGTGGAGGTGACAGGAGCGAGCGCCGAGGCAGCGGTTCCCGTGATGATCACTGAGCCGGACGCTGTTGACGTAAAGTCAGCGAGGACTGCGGCGCCGTTCGAGCCCGGGTTGGTGACGGATCCTGACGCGGTCGAAGTGCAGTTGGCCAGCGTTTGGGCTGATGTGCCGGTGACCGTGGCCCACCCAGATGCGGTCGACGCAAAGTGCTGAAGAGTCTGAGCTGAAGACCCGGTGATCGTCTCCGTGCCGCTGGCGCTGGACGTGAAGTTCTGGAGGGTCTGAGCTGAGGTGCCGGTAGCTGTGGTCCATCCAGCGGCAGCGCCTACTACATTGGCAAGCGTCGGCGCCGCAGTGCCTGTAATCGTCTCTGTACCTGTAGCTGTCGAAGTGACGTTCTGAAGCGTCTGGGCTGAAGTTCCTGTGACAGTGGTCCAACCCGAGGCAGCGCCTGTGAAGTTGGCCAGCGTCGATGCAGCCGTGCCTGTAAATACTTCTGCGCCTGTAGCTGACGACGTAAAGTTGGCTAACGTAGATGAAGCGGTACCGGTGATCGTCTCAGTGCCAGTCGCTGAAGACGTGAAGTTCTGAAGCGTCGTGGCGCTCGTACCGGTGATCGTTTCCGTGCCCGAGGCGGCGGCCGTGAAGTTGGCCAGTGTGACGGCACTCGAGCCGGTGATAACCAGCCCCGACGTGCCCGACGCCGCACAGGTGACGTTCTGGAGCGTGGTGGCAGCGGTGCCGTCGGTCGGGTCCAGGTCGACAACCAGGAGCCAGTCGTTCGTCGTGTCGGCGTGAGCCGACGGGTAGGAGATGCTTCGGCCCGACTGCTGCGCCTCTGAGGCCGCTATCGACGTATACGTACCGTCCTGCGGGTTGTACCAGCGGAGCCGAACGTGGCTGATCCCAGTCAGGATCGTCGTGTCGACGGCGACCGTGCGAGACGACGGGAAGTACGCGATCGCAGCTCTGGCGTAGGCGCCCTGGGCAGCCTTCGTGTCGCCGGAGCCCTCCCCGGTCGTGACGAACCCTGAGGTCGGCGCCCAGTCCGTGTGGAGCATGTAGGCGTCAACGACATCCCAGATGTACGACTGTTGAACCGTGTGGTCGTGGGTTGGGACGTCTTGCCAAGTGAGGCTCTCGTCGTAGAGTCCAGTGGCGCCGAATACCCACCAGTTCTCCTGGCCGTAGTTGATGACACTGCCGCCCTCGATGAAGACGGCAGAAGAACGCTCGCGAAGTTGCTGTCCGAGATTCCCCGAATAGTGAGGCGAGCCGTCATAAGGTGGTTCGCAGTCGCCGGCCGGTCCCGAGGTGGTCCCTGATTCCGTGTAGGCCGCCTCGAAGAGCTCCACCGAGTTCGAGCCATACTCGTACATGCAGTTGATCGGCACCGCGAACTGGGTCGTGTTCAGCCACCCCTGCTCATTGGTGGATGAGCCGTTGTTGACCTCCATCCACCGGACCGGGCGGGCAGGGGACTCCGTGTCATTGACGCCGTCGTAGAACGCCTCGATGCGGGCGCCGATCGTGGACCCAGGACCACCTGTGTCGTCAATCATGACGTGCCACAAGATGTTCGACGCCGACGCGTACCGGGTGGCGACCGCCACCCCCGCGTTATACATATCCGTGTTGGTCACGGCTTCCATGTCGGCACGCGCCCCCGTGGAGCCGAAGGCGACAGGCAAGCTGAGCGAGACGGCAATCCCAAGTCGTGCCGCCTCGGCCACAATCTGGTCGTAGGTCGACCAGCCGGACCCGAGCGAGCTGGCCCATGGCGTGCCAGACCAGAAGCTCGCCCCGGCCGCGTTCTTGTAGTACGAGCTCGACACCTGCCACGAAGAGTTCAGCCGATAACCGCCGCCCATCCAGACGGTGACCCCGTTGAACCCGTTACTGGCGACACCCTCGAGGGCGGTGGTGATATCGGCGTTGGACAGCCGGTACATGCCCCACGAGGAGAAGGACCTCAAGAGGTAGACATTTCCGGTCTGATCGAGGATCTTGCGCCCGGAGATCGACGCCGGGAACGCTGCGGAGTTACCAGCCGACGTGAAGTTCTGGAGCGTGACGGCGACGGTGCCGGTGATCGTCTCGGTGCCAGTCGCCGTCGAGGTGAAGTTCTGGAGAGTGACCGCTACTGTTCCGGTGTTGCCGCCTGCAGTCCCTGACGCTGACGAGGTGAAGTTGGCGAGCGTCACGGCCACGGTGCCTGTGAAGGTCTCAGTGCCGGACGCCGACGAGGTGAAGTTCTGGAGGGTCGTCGCGGAGGTGCCGGTGATGTCGGCCAGACCCGACGCATTGGCCGTGAAGTTCTGCAGGGTCACCGCGACGGTGCCGGTGGCCGACGAGTCGGCGCTGCCCGACGCCGCGCTCGTGAAGTTCTGGAGGGTGGTGGCCGAGGTGCCCGTGATCGACGGGGGGTTGAGGACGAGGATCGCCGCGCAGTGGTCCCGGGCGGTGCCGAGCATCGTGGCGTGGTCGTAGGTCTGCGCGCCGGCAGCAGTGAGGAGCTTGTAGGTCGAGTTCAGCGTCGAACCCGAAGTAGTCGTGCCCGAGCCGCGCCGAGTCAGGGTGACCCAGGTGCCGTTCGTCGTGTCGGTGTCTTGAGTAAAGGCGTCGGCTGTGCCGCCCTCAACGGCGACCAGCGCGCAGACGACCTGCCCAGCCATCGTGGGGTTGACCCCGGTGGCAACGGAGACGGACTGCCCGGTCTGATCGTTCTGGACCGCGTAAGAGCTGGCGAGTACCGAGATCGTGCCCGAGATGCTCGGCGTGAACTGCTGGACGTTGATCGCCTTCGCCGTCGTCGAGTTGCCGTAGGTGATCGTGATCGTGTCACCGGCATCGATCGACCGGGTCACCGGGCAGACGACGAAGAACCCTTGCTGCCCGGCCGAGGCAGCACCAGGGTCGGCGATGGCCTGTGGGGTCTGGAGCGTGTAGGTGTTCGCTGTCCCGGCGTTGTTCGAGTTGTCCGCCACGGCGATGGTGGTCGCAGCGCCACCGGAGCCGGTGTTGTCACAGGCCCCGTAGATGACGAGGTAGTCGCCAATCGGCACGCCGCCGGCAGCCACGGTGATCGTCGACGTGGTCCCGGCCGTGGAGTCGGTGACGAATCCGACCTCCTTGACGTAGAGGACGACCGACGGGTTGGAAACCGAGCCTGACGCCGCGCCGGTGAAGTTCGCGAGCGTGGCGGCGCTCGTGCCAGTAACCGACGGCTTGGTGCCCACCCATAACGGGGCGCGCCGGACCGGGCGGTAGGGGCGCGGTCGGAGCCGGATGTGCATTCCGGCCTCCGATCAGTAGGGCTCGACGATCCAGAGCGTCCCAGACATGGACACGGCGTCAGCCGGTGCAGTCACCAGACGAACCAGGAGCGTCGTGTTGGCCTGGCTGGCACCGATCCAGAACTCCTGGGGGAACCACTCCCGGAACGGGACTCGGACGTTCCAGCCCATCGCTGCTAGCAGCGTGCCCGACGTGGTCGCGACCGTTGTGTTGTTGATCTCCACCGTGGCGCCCGCAGCGGTGTCGATGCTCGAGTTGGCCGGGACCGGGGTCACGGTCGAACCACCAGAACCACTCGTCGTGAAGCCTCGGTAAATGGCGAGCCGTAGCAGCTCCTCTTGGGCGTCGGCCGCATCACCGGTGCCACCGACGTTGTCGAGCCAGATGCCGGCGATGGCAACGGGCTTGTCGTCGGCAGGGGTGACCTCCCAGAAATCCTGGGCAGCCGACACGGACACGTTGTCGAAGGGACATGCGTAGTAGCGGGCCATCAGGTCCCTTTCCTTCTCAACTGAGGTTGACGGCGTGGCGGGAACGGAAGCGCCTTCGTCGCTGCGGCCGCCGAAATCTTGTAGGTGCCGATTACCTGGGCGTCGTCGTGGGAGCTGGCCAGTGTCCAGGACGCAGCCAGGGCGGTCGTCGCGGCGACGATCTTGTAGACCGCGTTGTACGCGAGCTCGATGTCGCCACGCTCCGACTCGGAGAGCAACGTCCAGCCTTCGCCGGCGGACTGGGTGATCGTGTCGGTGTTGCCCTGGTCGGTGGCGACCGTGGCGAACACAATCTCATCAGCCTGGGAGAGTGTCGCCGTGTTCCCGGTCGTCGGTGTCGACGACGGTGCGCCGATGGCGGCCGCCGACTTGTCGAACGACGGCGACCCGGTGAGCCCGTTCACTTCGATAGCGGTCATGCCATGGTCGGTGTGAGCCGCGCACGACACGGTGTGCGACGATCCCATCGTCGGGGCTTGACAGTCGTAGATAGCGGCCTTCGTCGCGACCCCGCCGAGACCTGCCGCGTCACGGCGGGTGTAGGTGTTCGACTTGTTGTCGGTGATATCCGTGGTACCAGGGTCAGCGGTGCCGTACACGCGGGCTAGTACCACAATCGAGTTTCCGGCCGTGGTCGGGTTGTCGAATGTGACCGACGCGCCGGACGCTACCGACTTGTGCTGGACAACCGACGCCACTGGTCAACCGCTCAGGCGTTGCCGGCGGTGATGGTGAAGGAAGAGATCGCTACCGTTGCGCCAGCCACGATGGACGTGGTGTTGAGGTTGAGGTCCGCGCCTGACGTGCCGACCGAGCCGTCGATGACAGCTGTGTTGCCTGACGTCAGAATCCGAAACCACGTAGCCGTCGCGGTAGCGTCAGCCGACGTGTCTGACGTGATGGCGTTCAGCGTCAGGACGCCGCCTGATGCCGCAGGTGCGAACGTGGCACTGCACGGCAACTCAGCGAGTAGCGTCGTGGCTGTACCTCCAGTCGCCGGCCGCGTGCCATCGTAGATCCGGATCTTGCCAGAAGCACCGACCGCAGTCGTGAGCGCGTCTAGCATCCCGTTGCGAGCCGTAGTGGAGATGCCCAGGGTCATGAAGGTGCTCCTTCGTCAGGGTTGGACACGACGCCTTGAGCCGCGCATCCGACATCACTGACCGGCATGGCCGGCGGGTTGGTAACGACACCCTCAGCGCGAATCTTGAGACTGTTCAAGAACGCGTCAAAGCCGTCGAGGTCCTGCTTAGCTCCCACTTCACACTCCAGTCATCGGTCAGGCGTACTCTACCTGCACTACGAGGTCGCTACCCGCAGTGACAGAACCGACTTGGTCCACGTCGATCGTCAAGTAGTCACCTCCCAGCGCTGTCGTCACGTCAGGCACAGAACTCAGATCCACAAAGCCACCGATCGGGATGGTCGGCCGGTTGGCCTGCGTGGTGAAGATGGTCGTGCCGTTTCGGTTGACGTCGAGGATGACCGAGGCTCCTGCCGGAGCCACCGAGACACTGGCGATGATCCGCTGGATGGTGATACCGGAGCCCATGTACAGCCGAGCCGTACCAGTCAGCGGGGCGATGACACCTGGGAATGAGAAGATCGCGAGTGTGTTGCCAGATGGACCGGGCACACCGAAACCACCTGAGGACACCGACACGTCGCAGTCCATCAAGAAGACGTCGATGTCACACGAGTCGACAACTTGATCGGTGAAGACGAATCCCTCGATCGGCCAGAGAGTCGTCGATCCGCTAACTGCTACGAGCCGCCACCAGTATCGAGGACGCGCCAACACAGTTGTCTGAACGTCGGTGAGCGAGAGTACTAGCTCACCGTTCAACGCTTGGCTGTCGTCGACTTGAAACGTGGTGACCGGTACGAGGCTGTCCTCGTAGTCCATGAGCAGCGCGCTGAAGTTATAACTGCTGAGATCGACCGGGACTGGGGGGCTGCCGGTCGTGAACCTGAAGATCTTGCTGTAGCTGGGTCCTGGCTTGATCGACAGGTCGTGACGAGCGGTGGCAGCCGAGAGAGTCACGTGTGGCACACTACTTCAACTGCAACAGCTTCTGAGGTGGCCAGTACGACCACCTCAGAAGCGTGTACTCAGGCGGGCGGGTTCGGCTCAGGCGCACCACCCAGCGGCGGCACGTAGGCGGAGCTCTTGTTGTCGCGACTGGCGATGAAATCGGTGATCACCGACCCGCCGGAGGCGAAGACCACACCGATGAGCACCGTGGCCCAGGTGTTGAGGTCAGCCAGTGTCTTGTTGAGCCCTGGTAACACGTAGTCGTTGGCCACGGCAGACGCCTTGACCAGCGCCACCGCGCCGACACCGACGAGCCACGCGAGCGCCTGCTTGGCTACCGCTTTCCAGTCCTTCGCCGAGACGAAGGCCACGAAGTCGGTCACCTTCTTGATCATGCTCGCCACGAAGACGGGCAGCAGGAACGGTTCCATCTAGTTGTTCTCCTTCGGTTCGCATGCCCCCACAGGGGGCTGCCGGTTGGTCAGCACAGCTTCTAGATGGAGGTAGATCCCAGGAACAGGCCGACCTTGCTCAGTAAATCTATCCTCGACAGTCTTCACTACCTTCAACAGGTCCGCGTTGAGCTGGTCGGTCACCACAGTGACGACCCGCTTGCAGACGTCGAGACTCGAGGCCGCCACCTGGTCGCTGCGCTCTTTGGCTTCGTGGACGGCCTGCGCCTTGGCGCGGACCACTGCGTTGTGGTTGTAGATCTGAAAGGAGACGAACCCTCCGATGGAGACGATGCACACGAAGATGAGGCTGATCACCAGCACGTGCGTGTTGCCCCACTCCTCGAACTGGCGCCAGCGCGTGCGCACAGACATCAGAAGCCTCTGAAGATGGCGAGTACGACTGTCACCACCGTACCGACAGCGGCCACTAACACGGTGGCGAGGTGGTGGTGGAGGAACATCCTCACTCTTTGTCTCCTGAAGGCACGGTCAGTGCCTTCCCTCGGCGGTACGCGTCCAGTGCCTGAGCCGGACTGACCAAGATCAGCGTGATGCATCCAGAGATGACCGTCGCTCTCCCACCGCCCCAGACGATCTCGTACGAGAAGCCCGCCAGTGCAACAAGCAAGGTCACCGAAGCTGCGGTGATCTTGAGATTCACTCACACGTCCTCCCGCATGACCCCCACTGTAGCTGTGTTAGAACCCCCTAGCGTCGATCTGCATCTTGCCGTAGGCCTGGACGTTGGCCGTCCCAGCGAGAGAGCCCTTAGCTGTCAGCCGCATGAGCATGGTGTGGAGGCCGTCTTCTCCCACTAAGATGTCCTCATGACCGACGAGGTGGTGACGCGCTGAGCCGTTCAACCCGTTCACTCCCGCGCGTGCGACCTCTAGCCACGCACCGCTGAAGTCGAGCATCCGCTCGATGAAGACGTCCCAGCCGAAGAAGCCGTTGACCCCGGCGTCGGTGGACGCTACGGCCAGCTCACCGCTGTAGGCGATACGAATCCACTGATTAGCTAGTCCAAGACGTTGGAAGTTGATCTGCAAGACGGGTCCTACCTGGATGTACCCACCCGCCCCGACCAGGGCGTTGGTGGTTACGAAGCCGGGTCCCTGGTTCGGCTCCCAACCGGCGCGGCCGAACTGGTTTCGAACCACGACGCCGCCCTGGGTGTCGGTGTACAGCCCGCGGCTGTTGATGCCAAAAATGGCGATCCCAGCACCTGAGTCGAACAGTCCGCCTGTCGGGTGGAACAGCACTCGTGACGCCAGCTTCCCGGTGGACGGGTCGATGTACATCTGGATGGTCGACGTCTGGGTGAGGCAGGGGACGCTCATCGGGTTCTCCTTAGCAGGCCGGCCCCGGACGTGGCCAGCACGATCTGACCGAACGAGGCGTCGATGCCCTGAGCGAGGTGCGCACCCTCAGCCACCTCGATGTCGGTCTCCTGCTTCCAGGTCGTGCCAGTCGCTCGAGGCAGTCGGTGCACCTTGCTGATCGAGGCACCGGCCGACGGCTGCTGGATGACCCACACCGTGCCGTTGTCCGGGTCGATGGCGACGGTCCCACACCGCTCGGTGCCGGCTGGCAGCGAACCGCCGGTCACCTTCGCGGCGCCCGTCGGGACCGAGCCGGCCGTGCCCGAGCCCGGCGTGGCTGTGTTCGCAGCGGGCAGCTTCCACACGCCGCCGTTGTCGAACGTGATCCACAAGACGTTCGGGTTGTTGGGGTTGCTGGCCATCTGCCCCGACCAGCGGTCCTGGGGTGAGGTGATGGCCTTGTCCCAGAGCAGCGTCCAGCTGGCGCAGTAGTTTGTACTGCGGTAGATCCCCAGATCCGGCACGTGCAAGTAGAACACGCCCGCACTGCCCGGGAGGAACACCGTCCGCTTTGAGCTGGAGGTGAACGCCTGAACCACGCTGTCACCAGTGGTCGTGGTCCCGCCGCCCGCACTGGAGAGGCTGATCCCGCGACCGGACTCCACTCCAAGAATCCGCAGCTGGCTGCCGGCGTCCAGGAACGTGTAGAACCCGATCAGGTCGTGATCCCCGGAGCCGTACTCCGCCAGGTAGTCCTTGGTGAGGATGGCCTGCTGCGCAGGTCCAGTGCCGACCGGTCGGAGTGCGATCTCAAAGCCGACCCAGGCGTCGTTCGGGCTGGCGTTGGCGGTCTGGGTCCAGATCGGCGCCGCCCCGCTGGCACCAAGTGGGGTGATCAGCTTGTACGCCGCTGCGAGGGCAGCTGAGGTTCCAAGCGTGGAGTCGTACGCCGCGCCTGAATACATTGTCGTGAAGCCGTTGGCCGTCGTGGCACTCAGCGCGTTGGCGTCCGCCGAGCTGACGTAGTTCACCACGACCGCACGATCTGTCACAGTGGTTAGAGGTGCAGACAGCTGATAGGTCGTGGCGGTGCCTGACGCCTCATCGAACTCCGCCACGTCCTGCGGCAGCGGCGCAGCCACACCTCGGAACGCCGAGATGGCGCCGATCAAGGTGCCGGTGTTGGCTGCCGTCAGCGTGACCGCCGTCTCACCCTCCACCATGTAGTGGAACCACAGCGCCGACCGCATGTTGGAGCCCTGGGTGCGGGAGCCGATCTGCGACCAGTTGGTGATCGTCGGGAAGGCACCCGTCGCGTTCCTCGTCGTGCCGTGCAGGATCAGGAGGTCGCCGTCCAGCGCAGCGGCCGGGTACGGCACGCTGACCGAGGTGCCGTTGACCTCCGCGAGGGTCCCGGTCCCGAGGTACACGATGTCCTGTAGCGACGGTGGGTTGAACGGGAACTTGATGCGGTAGCCTCGACCGTGGCGCCCACCCACCACCAGGCCACCAGTTGAGATCTCGACGCCGAGGATGTGGCGCTCCAACGAGAATGTCGCCTGGTCGGTGCCTGCGATGCCGGTGATGTCGTTCGCGAGGCACCACCTGAAGACCAACGGCGTGCCGTGCTCCATGAGATAGGCCGCGCGGTCATCGTCTGTCGCTGCGACCCAGCCCTGCGAGTGCTC